GACGGCATGGCGCATGTATTTGCTGCGCTTCATGCTGCTGTCGAAAACGTCAAACTCGCAAGGGACTACACCCACCGTGCTTGATTACCATTCACATCCTGCGGCTTCGGCATCGAAGCTGAAGGCACTTATTAGCGGTACGCCGCGTGATTACTGGGCAAAGTTTGTCGATCCAGATCGCAAGTCGTTCGCCCCTACCGATGCAATGCGTCAGGGCAGCTTGGTCGATTGCTTGATTACTGAACCTGAAGAGTACGAAAAACGGTACTTGGTTGCACCGCAATGTGATCGTCGTACAAAGGAGGGAAAAGCGATCTGGGCTGAGTTCCAGGCCGAAGCCGGTGAGCGTGAGGTGATCACGCGCGACTGGGAAGACAATGCCCTGCGCGTAGTGGAGGCGCTAATGCGCGATCCAGATGCCGCACCTCTGATCAGGGGCGGCGAGGGGCAGGATCCACATTTCTGGCTCGATGAAGATTGCGACATCGATTGCCGCTACAAACCTGACATCGAGCATCCCAAGCGTGGACTGCTTATTGACCTGAAGAAATCCAGGTCGGCGAATCCAAGAATGTTTGCGGCGCAGTCGTATTCATTGGCTTACGACCTGCAGATGGCGCATTACAGCTTGGGGTTTAAGAGTCGTTACGGCAAGCTGCCTGAGCAGATCATTTTGATTGCTTACGAATGGCAGTGGCCCCATAACACCAGCGTCAACATCCTGAGTGAAGACCTTATTGAAGAAGGTCACCGCCGCCGCGAGGAAGCGATCGTGACGCTGAAGCGCTGCTGGGAATCTGGTGTTTGGCCATCTTGGGGTGCTGTTGAGATGGGTGTGCCGCGCTGGGCGCATGCAGATGATCCTGCGAACGCTACTGATGCTGATGACCTTGAACTGGAGGGCCTCGAATGAATTTTGATGAGCTGTACCCCGGCCGTTTCCTGAAGGCTGGACTGATCCCAAACGGCAAAGCGACTTACACGATTGCTTCTGTTGCCAGGGAACAGATTGAAGGCGAAAACGGACTTGAGGACAAGGTTTTGATGACTTTCTCCGAGACTGCGATGCAGCTTGTGCTGCCGAAGGTGAATGCTGTTGCGATCCGAGCAATGTTTGGTAGCGATGTCCAAGCTTGGATTGGCAAGCGCGTGACGCTGTATGCGACGACGGACATCATGCCGTTCCCGAAAAAGCGCAATGAACCGTGCATCCGCGTGTTCGGCAGCCCCGATATCCGCGAGCAGGTGGTGTGTGAATGGCAGCCACCAAAACGTCGGAAGCTGGTGCAAACGCTGCTGCCGACTGGTTATTACGTGACAGCGTGGAATGCAATTCAGCAGGCCACGCCAGACCAAATGCCAGCAATGCGAAAGCGGGTTGATCAGCTCACGGCAGCGGGCGAGCTAACAGCAGAAGAAGCAGCACAATTGGTTGCTGCAATTGAAGCCAGAGTGTAATCTGTTTATCGAGTTCGTTTTGTTTTGCGTTATGTCGGAGTTCGAGAAGATTTCAGTCGAAGAAGCGCGCAGCCGGATTGGCCGCCGCAGCAAGACCACCCCATTACGCGACGAGATTCTCTCGATGCAGGCAGGTGACGCAATCTCTGTTTCGTTCTACAATTCGGAAACGGGCGACGGGTACAAGCCGACCACTGTCGCCCAGGTCGTCAGCCAAATGTCGAAAGACGGTGAGCTGCGATATTCGATGCGCAAAAACACAGATGGCGATGGCTGTTTCGTGATGTGCGTCGCAAAAACCCCTGAGGATGCACTGCGTCCAAAGCGTGGTCGGAAACCCAAAATCCAGGAGACAGTCTCTTGACTTTTACCGCTAGTGGCGCGCTGTTTCAACAGACCGCAGAGCAACTTCAACAGCGTCTTGGTGATCGTTACGATGCATCCAAGAATTACCCGCAATATGACGGGATTATGAACATCCCAGCTGATCAGGCGCATGCGCTTGCTCAGTATCTGATGAACGGGCAACCGATTGGTGAACGGCAGGAAATTCCGATTCGGATTTCAGGCTGGAAGAAGCAATCGCAAGCAGGCAAGCCTTATCTGAGCTTGAGCTTCAAGCCTGATTCGCGTGTACAGCAGGCAGCCCCCGCTCCGGTGGCGCCGCCTGCTCCTGCAGCTGTACCCCCTGCTGTGGTGCAACAAGCTGCGCAACAGGTCGCGACTGCATTTGGCGGCGTAGTGTCGACCATTGAGGACGACCTTCCGTTCTGATTGACCTAGGGCGGCTTCTGTCGCCCTTTACTTCGCGAAATTATGGAATTTACCTTCAACAGCAAATCTTTAGAGCGCCAAATCGCACTGCATGAAATCCATGAGCTATCGGTCACTGACGCTCGAAAGCTGCACGCAGAGCTGGTGATCGCAGTCCAAGCAATGGACGACAAGGTTGGTGAAGCGCAAGTAATGGCGCAAGCGTCTGGAATTCCGCCCGATAAGGACTGGATGCATCGCGTCAAGAAGAAGCGCCGTATCTGCGTTGCATTTGCCGCGCAGGTCAAACAGGTGATGGAGTCATCTGCGCCGACAACACAACCGAGCAGCTTTGTAGCTGTTTACCAGCACCGGCTGGACGAGCTTCTACTTGAGGAGCTTGGCCAGACAATCCTTGACGAGATCAAGGCCGAAGCAAGAGATCTTGCGCTTGCAGATCTTCAAGTGCCAGCTCAAGACGCATGATCTCCCAAACTGCTTGCTGCAGCAGATCTTGGTACATCACGCAGGAGCGATAGAGGCTAGCCTCTCGCTCCGTCATCGAACGAGCGGCGAGTTCGTGCTGCAGCTCCTGCTCGGGCGAAATGTTACTTCTAATCCATTCCATTTTTCATCATGCATTGGGTCGAGGAAGACGCTGGCAAGACACAGCACGGGGAAGGGATCAGCAGGGCGCCAGCAGGTGCGAAAACAAAAATGTTCCTTTTAACAGTAAAGCAACCAGGCGCAACCCCTATGAAATTCAGCATCTATGCAGAAACGGCGACTAAGGCAAAGCAGTATGCCGCCGCTCGCTGGCCTATGGCTCAGTTGGAGGTGGTGAAGTGAGCACTGTCAGCTTGGTTCACTGCACTCCTAATGCAGAAAAGCTGATTGTGCGTATGGCGCGCGTATCTAATCCTGAAAACCAGGGCAACGATGAGACAGCACCTCGATTGCTGCGCTACCTAATCAGGCATTCCCACTGGAGCCCGTTTGAAATGGCCACTATGTGCGTTCAGATTGAGACTGAGCGCGATATTGCTGCTCAGATCCTGAGGCATCGGTCGTTCAGCTTTCAAGAGTTCAGCACTCGCTACGCCAAAACCGATGTCGCTGATGCGCCGCACCAACGATTGCAGGATCACAAAAACCGGCAGAACAGCATCGACGAGCTTGAACCGCAGATGCAGGAGTACTGGGCGGAGCGCACCAGCGACGTGATTACTCGATCGTTCACTCTTTACGAGCAAATGCTTAGCGAGGGCATCGCCAAGGAAACGGCACGCCGAATTCTGCCACTTTGCACGCCAACCACGCTTTATATGTGTGGCTCGCTGCGGTCATGGCTGCATTACATCCAACTTCGCACCGCCAACGGCACCCAGTTGGAGCATCAAGAGATCGCGCTTGATTGCCGCGACATTTTCACCGAACAGTTTCCGTTTATTGCGGAGGCGGCTTTTGCGTAACTGCGCGCACGAATACGTCACAATCGAATCTAGGCCGACATCAGATGGCACCCGCAGGCGAAAGCGCTGTAAGCACTGCCATCAAAGAGTCACAACTCATGAAGTGTCGGCTGACTTTTACGAAACCGCTAAACAGAATCAGGCGATAGTCGACAAGATGCGCGCTTTGCTGCCAAGTGAATTGTTATGCAAAACCTGCGCACACAACACCGGCACTGCCTGCAATTTTGACTTACCTGAGTACAACACCAATGACTCTTGCTATTGCAATTTGTTTTGTGATTAGTTTATGGCTCACTCCAAAAACGCCAGGCCCTGCATAGGTTGCGGTCGCATGACCACTAGCTTGCTGCAATGCCCAACGTGCTACAAGCAAACCGCTGCAGGCAAAGCTGAACGCGCCCTTAAAGCTCGGTTACAGAAGTATAAACCTGCACACAATGGCGGCCCATGTGCGGCATGCTTGCACTGGATTGGCCGCTGCGGCCTCGGTCTACCTGAGGGTGGATCAGAATACGCCAGTGACTGCTCCGTGCTTTTACTCCAAAACGAATTATGCAAGGCCACCCATTCTTGAATCCTATTGAGGCGGCAATTATCCGTTGGCTCAGCCGTTCACCCCGCATTGGGATGATTGTTATTAAGGAGCACAGCTCTCTTGTTAGTTGGATTATTCGCGATCCATCGGATCCTTACGCTGCCGAACCAGAAAATGAAGACTTCCCAGAGCCGGTCTCAATGCAGCTTGAGCGGCTTTACCATGCACCTGACGCTCAGCGTTAGGTCTAGATGTACCTGCCAAGTGCAGGGGTGAGGTCTTTTGGTGTCCATCCCATGATTTGGGGTGTTGACACATATTTCAAACCCTGGTTTTTCAATGGAAGAGTTGTTTATTGGGGCAACCCGGCCCCTGACCGCCGAAATGCTTTGCGAGCCGCTGAAGCCATGGCAAATCGAGACCGGCAAGGCTAATTTCCTTGATTATCTTTATGACCTTTATGATCGCGCCAATGAGGACCCTGGCTTGCGCGGCACATATACCGGTCTATGGGAGCGATTTAAGTCCGACACCGCTGAAATTATGCGCGCCGGTCACATCTCAACCGGTACTCTTTAATGCAAAAAATTATTGGTCTTTATAGCCCGGCGCCGCAGTCGGGTAAGTCAACTGTTGCCGGTGAACTTGAAAAGCGTGGCTACGTCATCGTGCCTTTTGCCGAGACTCTCAAGCTGATGCTGATTCCAATGCTGGAATCACTCGGCTACGACAAATATGGCGCCAACTATCTTGTCCATCAGGCCAAGCAGGTGGTTGTTGGCGATGCCGGAGTAAGCGTTAGGCACATGCTGCAAACACTTGGCACGGAGTGGGGGCGGCAGTGCATTCATCCCGAAATTTGGGTGCGCTGCTGGAAAGGTCGCGCCTTGCAGCATCAAGCGGTTGTTGCTGACGACGTGCGTTTCCCTAATGAAGCCGCGATGATCAAGCTACTTGGCGGGGAAATGTGGCGAATTGATCGCCCTGATGTACCGCGCGAGCACGGTCACGCCAGCGAAGGCAGTCTTGAAGACTACAACCAATTTGATCAATTTCTTGTTAATGATGGGACAATTGATGACTTGATCTCTAAACTTCGGGAAATACCCGTATAGAAATGGCGAGTCTGCGCTACCACGCTGGTCGGATGGTGCTCTACGAGGCACCACCTGGCTGGCGGGTTCGCATTAAAACTAAAAAGGGCAAATTAGATTTACCGCTTGAATCGACCGTCCTCGATGACGCCGTGCCAGAAGCTGAGCAGCTTTACGCTGATGCTCGCGCGATTGACGACAGCCATCCATATTGCCAGCAGTGCATACATTGGAAGGCGGTTGCGGCAAGATGTGATTTAGGGTTTCCAGAGGGGAGAGCATCCGGTGGCCGATTCGCAAGAGACTGCAGTGCCTACAGGGGCGATTGACTGCGGCGAAGGCTTTTATATTGAAACTGGTGAAGAGCCGGGTATTGGCGAAGTGCGCTATGCCGCCTGCATGCCAGGTGGTGCTATATGCCGGTATGCCAATGATCTATGGCAGGCTCAAATTTATATTGAACACTTGAAGGGCAACCGATTCCAGTGACCCACTCGTAAACCTGCTGAGCGCGATACCAGCTCCAATGGCCTTGCATTGTCCACCATGTCCACAGCGATGTATGACCTTTAGATGCATTACAAGAAAGACAGGCGGGCACGCAATTCTCGGGAATCGTGAGCCCGCCTTTTGCTTTTGGTTTTACGTGATCAATTGTAGTGGCGTGGCGACCGCAATAAGCGCAACGGTTGTGCCAAGCATTAAAGATTGATGCCCTGAATCGCTGTTTTGTAACTTTTTTGCTGACCAGTTCGACGCCATCGATCTGGTGCTCCATGAGTGCGACTCAGGCTTGCTTACAGGGTAGCTAGGTCAGCCCCTCCCAACTTGGCATTACTTGAGGCTGCTTATTGTAATGTCCCACTTCTGCGTAGCTGATATCAGGGATCCCGGCGGTTATGACAAAAACCATTTGTCCAATTTTCAGGCCAGGATATAAAGGAAGAGAATGCAAGCGGCGAGCATTAACTAGCTCAAGGGTTAGTTTGCTTCCGCACCATTCGGGATCAGCAAATCCTGCGTGACTGTGTTCGTAACCCTCACGCGCGCGACTAGATTTAAGGCAAAACATACCGCATACATCATTTGGCATGTTGAATGTTTCGCGTGTTTCAGCGAGAACAAACTCACCTGGAGCCAACCAGTAGGGATTCTCAGCACTGCAGTGCGCAATTGACTGAAGCTGCAGCTCTGACGTGTGCTCCACCTCCACCATGATGTTGTTGCCAAGCCTGAGATCAAGCGATGCTGGATTCAGTAGCTCAGGCTCGAACGGCTCGATCATCCGCTCCTCTTCGATGAGGCGCTGGATCTCTTTGTCGTGAAGGATCATTCGGATTCAGTAGTCCCATCGCACCCTAGGACGCCCAGAACGAATTCCTAAATGAACGAAACCTTTTGGAGCACCGTATCCCAAACTGAAGTCCCAATGCTTGTCGCACCACTCCTGAACCTTGTAGATGTCGACGCCCTCGACATAAAAGTCAACGGCGCCTTCACCTTTGTTGAACAGGTGCTCGCTGCCGCTAGCGCCACCCACCATGAGATTGACAAGGGTTGGTCTGTAGCCGCTAGTGATGACAATGGGCTTACCTCCAAACGCAACGCGCACCCGCTCAAGGAAAGCGGCCAGCTCAGCAGCAATATCCAGCTGATACTGATAGTTAAAGCGCCTTTCTTCTTGATTAAGCGCAAATTCACCAACCGTTATGTGGGGAGTCAACCGCGCAGTGAATGGTGACTCGGGCGTCAGCTTGGCGGGATCCTGCTGAATTTCAGGTTTGCGGGGGGGGCCGGAACGCCAAAGCTCACCTTCGGCACGCCGCCTGCGCAACAAGCCAGCTTCGACATTAGTCCCAGGATTGCGATAAAGCTCAAGTGCTGCTGGCACCGCATTCCAATCACGCTCGCGCAGGCGTTTGCTAATAGTCTCAAAACCGACAGCGCCGTAGAAACCGCTGCCCAGGTTGTAAGAAAACGAAATAAGTGCGGACTGCTGTCTGTCCGTCATCTCGGACCAGAACAGCACGGTGCTAGCAAGCTTGGCTGCAATCCGATCAACCTCGGTTCGCATGAACATATCGGCCTCAATCACGGTGATTTTGTCGCCGCGCTGAACGAAGCGGCCACCGGGATAGCGCGTGGTGCCATAGCCAATTGTGTATGGCTCTGCGCCAGACAGCGGATCGGGATAAGCGGTGAGATGGCAGCCCTCAAATTCTTTAATCAGTTTTATGGCAGCGGCATAGTCACCCTGCCTGCCACCCTGGCTCCAAGTCTTGAACCAACTTTGATCACGACCAAGAATATGGGGATTGGCTTTATTGATGGCCTCCTCAAGCTCGGCAAGCGCCGCAAGCTGATGCGGCAATGCTTTGTAATACTTAAATAAATCAAGTAGGCGGATTCTGTTTTGCGTCATCGCTCCAGGGTGCGTGAATACTCATTGCGCCACCGAGGAGGCGGCTATCACCGGTTTGCAGTTCAGGATCAACCGGGTGCTCAATGATGACAGGCGGCTCGATCGCAGGCGATTGCGTTGCGTGCCACTCTGCCTCAGCTTGATCAAGTTTGGCCGGCAGCGTTAGCTCAAACCACCATTGCCTGATGGCCTGCTCCAATCGACGCTGCCAGCCTGGCTTGCCGAAGCTGATCAGAGCTTTTTTCCTTTCAGCGCACGCAGCGCATGAAACACAAGCTGGATGATGCTGTTGTCCTTCAAGGGGGACAGAGCGATCAGCTCAGAGGCTGCAGCTACAACTATCCAGAATGCCGGATGATGAATAAAGTCCATTGCTAACAAGAGGGTGGACGCACTTCCAGCTTAGAGACCCTTTGCTCAACGGTATTAAGACGCGAGAAAAACTCCTTGCGATCTTCCTTAATATCTGAATGCAATACTTCTAATTGTGTTGCAATATGCTCGACGGCACTTGTAAGCCTGATTACGGCATCTCGTGCTTCGTCCGACTTGCGACTAAATCCCGCTGCGCCCATTGCGGCCACAGTAATAGATGCGCCGGCCACTGCGGCTATGACTTCAATCATGGCAGCAATGACCACGAATACAGCCTAGCGACCCTGCCCCCGCATCTTTTTGCGGTTGTGGTTGGGCACACTATGTTGCCCTTGACCCTGACGTGTTTTCTTGGGGCGACCGGGTTTGTGATC